TCCGACAATGTGTTTTCGGCTTACCCGGGAGTTCGTACGAAAGGGTCAAAGAATAAAGTTGGTCTCATGGAGGCATTTCAAGATCGTAAGACTCGCGGATATAATTGGAACAATCTAATGTTGCAACGTTGGGTCGACCATAATGGTGTCGAACACAGAGTCCTAGAAGATTATCAACGCAATGTACAGTTGTGCGACTTAACAGCACAGCCTGAAGACATTAAGAATAAAATTAAAGAAACAATCAAAACTAACGCGGTGCCAAAAGAAGTTAGTCAAGTAGGTATTCGTATGCTCAAGTTCTGCAATGCTTGGGATATGAAAAAGATCGCTGATAACATTCAGCAGTATGCAGAGCCATTTCAGGCAAAATATCAAGGAGAAATTAAATGAGTGCAATTACAGATAAACTAGTTAAGGCTAACGAGTCATTTACAATCAATCGTTACGACAATGGATTTATGATTGAAGTCGGCGGACGTGATGACACCGACGATTGGAAAAATGCTAAAGTTATTGTTGGTACAGAAGAAGAACTGATTGACGCTATCAAAGAAGCATTGTCTTTACCATTAGCAGAATAAGGGGATAAACATGGCAACATGGACCGTTAGCACACATTATAAAAAATCTTGTCAAGAAGTTGAATTTTGGGTTCGACGTGAAGGCGAAGGTAAAATTATCACTACTAACGGTTTCCGTTATGGTGAATGGACTGTAGAAACTACAGACGACAATCCTCCAGAGTTTGAGTTTACTTTTGTTCCCGGAGGCGATGGCAAGAAAGACAGCATCAATATGCTAGACTGTGAAGTTAATAATATTGAAAGTGTTGAACTTGTTGAAATGTTTGACGGCGGTTGCTGGTATGATACTGAGTTTGTAGATCTTACTGAAGAAGAGGAAGATGAGCTTCAAGAGTTCATTGATGAAAACAGCATCTACGATTTAGAGGATCGTGACGAAGACGGTTGGTATCAAGATGAAACTGAATGGTGGATCTGGGGACCAATTGAAATTAAAAACGAAGCTGGCGAAACCGTGCGTATTATCTGTGCAGATGCTGACGGCAATGTAGTAGATTTTGTCGAAGAATGAGAGATAAATACGTACATTACTCGGGTGCCGTCAGGGCCCTTGTAATATTAAGGAGAAAATTATGACAGAGATACATGCCAAGCCTATTGTGGATGGTAAGTTTTGGATCGTAGAGCAAGACGGCGCTAAGATCGCAACACTACACAAAAAAGAAAACAATAAATTCATACTGAGCAGTACATCAGGTGAAGTTATGTTTAACAAAAAACAAGACCTTACCAAGCAATTTGGAGAAGGATTCTTTTTAAACAACACTAAAGTTAAAGTTACACAAGCAGAACCTAATGAATGTCACGGGTTTGCCACAAGTGTAAAGCCTTATAATAGTATGTATGATGTAAGACGCAAACTTCCATTGTTTACCAAGAGCAATGCTAGTAAAAGTCTATACTGTGCAGGCTATTATGTAATTAAATTCAATAAAGGTTGGGTTAAGAGCTTTTGTCCTAAGGTTATTACTTTAGAACGCAATGAGTATCGTGGACCTTTTAAAACTGAATTTGAAATGAAACAGGTACTTGCTAATGCAAAATCAGATTAATCTAACACCAATCACAAATCTTATTCAAGTAATCAGAAGTGCTGAACTTACTCAACAAAAAGAAGTAAGAATACCTATTCAAACGGCTAGGTTGTTAAGTTTAGCACTTGCTGAAATACAAGATAAGCTACTACAAGATTACGAAACGTTGTTTAACCAATTAAAAACAAGTCAAGATACTGAAGTTATTAGTGTTACAATGGATGGTGGTGGTTTTGAAGACAAATAAAGATAAATATATGCGTACATTACCGGGACGCATATTATGGCAAGACCAAAACCAAAGATACTATTAGAACACATTAACAAGAAAACGTACAAAGCCGAACAAGTATTAGAGGCAGAGGCCATCTGGGCAGTATTCTATAAGAACGAGCCTTTTAATCTAAAGTCATTCAATAGCCTTACCAGCTATCCAGGCCCGAAGTACAAAAAAGTTTCTTTCTCAAATCCTGGCCATGCACATAATTTGGCAAAGAAATTGAACCAAACTTTTGGTGTCGACGATTTCCAAGTAGTAATGCTAACTCAAGGCACTATAATAAAATGATAACACGCGATGCCCTAACTAAGATTTTTTTGCAACAATGGGGCAAGAGTACAGATGATGCCAATTTACAACTGTTCAGTCGTAAATGGTGGCAAAGTACTAGAGCAGGTAAACAAAATAATTTTCGTTTAAGTGAAGAGGGCTATGAATTTTTAGTTCAAGAATTGGATTTGAAAGAGTACGAGATTCCATTTACTGAACCAATCGAACTAAGTCCCCAAACTATCATATTTTTGGAAAGGTATGTTGATTGTCCATATTACCTAACTCCAATGTCAATCACTGTCTTTTCAGAACGCAAAGGTTTTGAGCTAATGTTGTTTTCAGACGACATTAGAAAATTTGGCATAATTAAAGCCATGAATGAGCGAGAAAAAGAACTTGCTAACACAGATAACAGTTGACATACACTCTACTTTCCTATACAATACATACTTACACAGCGTTATTTTAAATAACATTTTTTTAAGATAGGAACTAAAATGCCAGAAATTTCCAGCCGTACAGTGGGCCCAAGCGGCGCCAAAAAGTCTTTGCGTAAGGCTTTTAAAAATAAGCGTCCAATTTTCCTTTGGGGTCCTCCAGGTATTGGCAAGTCTGATATTATTAAACAGTTGGGTGAAGAATTAGAAGCTCACGTAATTGATGTACGTTTGAGTTTGTGGGAACCTACAGATATTAAAGGTATTCCATATTTTGATAGCAACGATGGTACCATGCGCTGGGCACCTCCTGCTGAATTGCCTAGCAAAGAACTAGCAAGTCAGCATAAACAAATCGTCTTATTCTTAGACGAAATGAACTCTGCGGCTCCTGCTGTACAGGCGGCGGCTTATCAATTGATTTTGAATCGTCGTGTAGGCACTTACCACTTGCCAGACAATGTTTCAATTGTTGCGGCTGGTAATCGTGAAACTGACAAAGGTGTTACATTCCGTATGCCTGCTCCGTTGGCTAACCGTTTTGTACACTTGGAAATGACTGTTAACTGGGATGACTATTTCGAGTGGGCAGTTGAGAACAAGATCCATAAGGACGTAGTTGGTTTCTTGAGCTTCTCTAAAAAGAGCTTGTACGATTTCGATCCAAAATCTAGCTCACGTGCTTTTGCTACTCCACGTTCTTGGAGTTTTGTAAGCGAATTGCTAACGGATGATGACGTAGATGTAGATACACTAACAGACTTGGTATCAGGCTCAGTTGGTGAAGGATTGGCTGTTAGCTTTATGGCCCACCGTAAAATTGCCGGCAAAATGCCTAATCCAAGCGACATTTTGAATGGCAAAGTTAAGAAAATGGACTCTAAAGAAATTAGTGCCATGTACTCTTTGACTGTGTCTTTGTGCTATGAATTGAAAGATTCTTGCGAAAAGAACGTTAAAAACTGGAATGATCAAGTTAACAACTTTTTCGAATTTATGATGAATAACTTTGAAACAGAATTGGTTATTATGGGTACTAAATTGGCTTTGAGCACTTACAAACTGCCATTGGATCCAGATGAAATCAAATGCTTTGATGATTTCCATGCCAAATACGGCAAGTATATTAGTGCCGCAACTGAGAAATAAATCGGTTTAAGGCTATTTGACACCTCCTTCGGGAGGTGTTATAATATATACATACAGTAAAGGAGCATCGATGTCACATACAGATCCAATTATCGACAAAATTATCGTAGCCCGTGTGGGTCTACTACTTCGCCATCCATTTTTTGGCAACATGGCTACACGCTTAAAAATTGAAGAAGGCTCCGAATGGATGGGCACTGCCGCTACCGACGGTCGCACTATCTATTTTAATCGCAAATTTTTTGAACCACTTAGTGTTAAACAAGTTGAGTTCGTTATTGCTCACGAAATTTTACATAATGTGTTTGATCATATGGGTCGTCGCGAAACTCGCAACCCACGTATTTTTAATATTGCCGCAGACTATTGTGTAAACGGACAATTGGTACGTGATCGTATTGGCGAACACAAAATCGAAGGCATTCAAATCTTCCATGATCCAAAATACTATGGTATGGGTGCAGAAGAAATCTATGACAAGATATATGATGACATGGATGAAGAAGAACTTAACCAGTTGGGTCAATTACTTGACGACCACATTGACTGGGGCGAGAATGACAAAGATGGACAGCCAAAATATAGCAAAGAAGAACTAAAACAAATTCGTGATGAGATTCGCGAAGCTACAATGCAGGCCGCACAGGCCGCAGGTGCTGGTAACACTCCTGCTAGTGTACAACGCATGATTAAGGAACTAACAGAGCCTAAGATGAATTGGCGTGAAATCTTGCGTCAACAAATCCAAAGCACTATTAAAAATGACTATTCATTTATGCGTCCTAATCGTAAGGGCTGGCACATGAACGCTATTTTGCCAGGTACACAATATGATGAGACAATCGATATTTGTGTAGCAATTGACATGTCAGGTTCAATTGGTGACGAGCAAGCTAAAGACTTCTTGTCAGAGATTAAAGGTATTATGCAAGAGTACAAAGACTTTAAAATTAAAGTTTGGTGCTTTGACACTAAAGTCTATAATGAAGCAGACTTTGATGGCTATAACATTGACGAGTTTGACTACTACGAACCTATGGGTGGTGGCGGAACTGAGTTCGATGCCAACTGGGAATACATGAAGGAACACGATATTCAACCTAAAAAGTTTATCATGTTTACAGACGGTTATCCTTGGGGTAGTTGGGGTGATGAAAATTACTGTGATACAGTATTCATTATCCATGGAAATGATAAGATTGTTCCACCGTTTGGTGAATATGCATATTACGAATTTGCTACGGAAACTGCATAATGGCTTTAAAAAATGGTAAACCTAATCCTTTAGATTATTACAATCTACGCAGGGTTGAGTTTGCCTGCCCTCATTTTAAGTACACAACTATAGATAAATTCAATCCACAGCTAGCCAAATCTATCGATGCTTGGATACGTAAGAATTTAAATAATAGGTACTATGTAGGGCAGGGCATTACATTAGATTCAAGCAATACGATAGTTTATAATACACGTATTGGATTTGAAAGTGAAAAGGAACTTAGTTTTTTCACGATTGCATGTCCGCTCCTACAAAGTAGATAATTAAATTAGTACTTTAAGGAGAACTCTAAATGAGTGATGAAACTACACAACAACCAGCACAAGCGGCTGATACTACTGCACCAGCAGGACAAAATTCTAACGAATTAACAATTAACGATTTGCAAGCAATGAAAGTTATCATTGATATCGCTAGTTCACGTGGCGCATTTAAGCCAAATGAAATGGTTGCAGTCGGTCAAACTTACAACAAGTTAGAATCATTCCTAGACACAGTAGCAAAACAAGCTGAAGCACAAAAAGCATCCGCACCAGCAGGAGCTTAATATGGCCGAAATAAAACACGTGGCTCGTGTTAAAGCTACCAACAAAAAATGTTTGGTAGCTTATCGCACTTTGCCTGGCGATGCACATCATTGCCTAATCGTTCCAACAGAAAATATGCCTGACATCTATCACGATGCTATTATTAATCTAGTAGAAAGTGGTAGTGGTCAAGATGCATACGAGTTTGCAGATGCATTAGATCGTAATCAATTTCCAGATGGCAGTAACATGCTACGCTGGTTGCATGGTAATGGTCGGTTAATCAAAGCACCTACAAGCGATATTGAAATGACTCCAAACACACAAGCTAGTATTTTGTTAAGCGAGTTAAATCAAATCATTGCTGAACAGCGTGGAGTTGCTATCGATGATTTGTCTATTAAATCAGATACAAAAGAGAAAACAGAAGCTCGCCGTATTGAAGATGTAGAACAAATTGATACGCCAATCAAAGCTGATACAACAAGTGCTAAACCAACTGCAACTGTAGAAGTTACAGCACCAGCAGAAAATGCTAGCCCAGAAGATCAAGCAAAGTTCTATCGTAGTCAAGCAGATCGTTTGAGCAAGCAAGCCGCTGAAATGCGCCGCAAAGCCGAGGAGTTGGTTCCGACCAAAAAAGCAAAGTGACGAAATCGGGAAGAAATCTTCCCAAGGACGTCATTAAGCATTGGCCAGAAGTCTTCGGCGATGTACAGTTAAATGTAGTACCCTTAGGGTACTTACATACCGTACTGGTTAATTTTAAAGATGGTAAAACTTGGGAAATAAAAATAACTCAAAAAACCAAGCGAGATGGATGGCATGCCTTCGAAAGGAACTTGGCCGAACTAGTTAAAAATTACGAAGAAAAAATTAGTGATATCGATTTTAAATTAGATACAAATCGAGTTAAAAAAGATATCGAACGTAGTACACAGAAATTTTTACGAAAGAAAAAGTTATAATGAATGTTAGATTACTTAGTTACAGCCAGCCAACTGAAGAATTTGCTAGCATGGGAATCACTGACGCCCAAGAACTCATTGCCTTCTGTGCCCGAGTTTCAAACCCAAGCAATCAACTCAACACAGAAACTAGTGAGAAGCTTATCAAGTATCTCATCAAACACCAGCATTGGAGCCCACTTGAAATGGTCTCAGCTTGCATCGAAATTACAACAACTAGAGACATTGCCCGTCAAATCCTTAGACACAGAAGTTTTAGTTTCCAAGAGTTTAGCCAACGCTATGCTGACCCGACAAAGGATCTCAACTTTGTACTTAGAGATGCCAGAAGGCAAGACTTCAAGAATAGACAAAATAGTGTAGAG